AAAGTAAAGGAAGTGAGGCTGCAATGTATTTCTATGTTGAAAACATACTAACCGACACATAGAAAGAGGTGAACAGTATGCAATCGGAAGAAAAGTATACAGTATCTGATTTTTATTAGGAGTGAGTGAATGGAACTTGTAAATAAGATTAATGCAACGTTGGTTGAAATGAGAGACAAAGGGATTTCAAGGAAGCGAATCTCTGATGGATACCACACATTTGATGAACTTTACTATCATAGAATGATGCTATTTTCAGTTATATGTAACCAAAATAAAGATTTAGCATGGAAATCGAAACTTCATCACGATGGGACAATGTTTGATGAAGAGAGTTTCATCGTAGGAATAGAAACTCCAGAAGGACAGTATTCATATCACTATCATTTAGATCATTGGGATATGTATCAGGTAAAAGAATTAGACTATGCACCTGAATATGACGGACATAAGCCATCTGACATTACTAGATTACTAAGTATATTATAACCTCTAGGATGTGATTAAATGAGCTCAAAGATACGTCTTGACAGAACTGGTGCACACCGTGCGAACTATGAGCGCAATAAGAAGAGAATATTTGCCACTCAGAATACCTGTGGCATCTGCGGACACTTAGTTGATTTTGGTTTAAAGAGTCCACATCCAATGAGCGCTTCAATAGATCATATAGTACCTGTCTCAAAGAATGGCCACCCATCAGACATTAGTAACCTACAGCTTGCACACAGAGCTTGTAATAGGCAGAAGGCTGATAAGATATTCAGAGATACTGATTCGAAACCAAAAGTTTTAGGAAACAGAAATTTACCACAAACTACGAATTGGGCTGCTTATAGAAATGGCCAGAAACCACAGTCAAATACAATAATTAGAATTAAACGCAAGAAAAAGTATGGGGGGTAGGGACCCCCTCCCCTCGAGCGCTTGGCCTTCACGCCGTCACTGTACACTTTTTCTCGCGCCACTTCTTTTAGGAGGGAGAGATAATGATTAAAGGCATAGATTATTTAAGAAAAAAGCTTAAACAATACCGTAAAGGAGCTATTGAACGTCATAAAATTTATAATATGAAAGATGATTACTTTCATCTTGGTGTTACAATCCCTCCTAAATTGAGGATGCAATATAAAGCAACTTTAGGTTGGGGTGCTAAAGCAGTAGATAGCATTGCAGATCGATTGGTGTTTCGTGAGTTTAGAGATGATGTATATGACTTAAATAGCATTTATAACATGAATAGTCCTGACATTCTATATGATGACGCAAGCCGTTCAGCATTGACTAACTCTTGTAGTTTTATCTATATATCTGAAGACGAAGAAAGTAACATTCCACGTATGCAAGTCATATCAGGTGAGAATGCAACTGGTGTACTTGATCCTATTACAAGATTGCTAACTGAAGGATATGCAGTTTTATCTAGAGACTCATCAGGTGAACCACTAGAAGAATTACACTTTTTACCTGGGCGAACTGACTTATATATTAAAGGCGAATTTCAGTATTTTGTAGAACATAATGTAGATCATCCTTTATTAGTACCTATTATTCACAGACCGGATGCTACTAAACCTTTTGGTCGGTCACGAATTACAGCTTCAGCTATCTATTATCAGAATTATGCTAAGCGTACTTTGGAGCGGTCAGATATTACTGCAGAGTTTTATTCGTGGCCACAAAAGTATGTTGCGGGATTGTCGAATGATGCAGAACGGATGGATGGTTGGAAAGCTACAGTTTCTTCAATGCTACAATTTGATAAAGATGAAGACGGAGATGTTCCAAAGTTAGGGCAGTTTACAGTACCATCAATGTCTCCATTCACAGAGCAATTAAGGACTGCTGCTTCAGGATTTGCAGGTGAGACGGGTTTAACATTAGATGATTTAGGATTCTCAACAGATAATCCAGCTAGTGCTGAAGCAATCAAGGCTTCTCATGAGTCATTAAGGTTAGCTGCAGAAAAAGCACAAAGAGACTTTAGTTCAGGATTTTTAAATGCTGGATTTTTAGCAGCATGTTTAAGAGATGATTTTGCATACAAACGCAACCAACTATACAACACTAAACCAATTTGGGAACCAGTATTTAAACCAGATGCTTCAACTTTATCAATGTTAGGTGATGGTGCATACAAATTAAATCAAGCATTCCCAGGTTATTTTGATGAGCAAGTTCTACACGATTTGACAGGTATTAAAGGAGCTGATCGTGATGAACAATGATATAGTTCCTGAGTTATTAGATAAGATTCAGAAACGTTTTAATACTCTTTTTAGAGATAATAAGAAAATAGTAAAAATCCAGTCTAAAATTGATAAGGGTACAGCAACATATTTAGATGCACAGACTTATGCGATTGAGGTTGGAGAAATTCTAGCAAAGTCATTTGAAGAATATATTGTTGTGGATGTACTTCCAGATGGCAGAATGTATTACAACATTGCGGAACGAATTTTAACTTCTACTCTAGGTAATAATCATAATTTAATTAGTACAGCTACTTTGCAGATACAGGATGTTTTGAATTCTAAGGCTGGTTTAGGATTAAAAGGTGTGGAGGTTCCTTTTTATCAAAATAAAGTAATGAGTATAGTTAATCGAATTTCAAATGAAGAAAATTTTGAAGATATTGCTTGGATTCTCAATGAACCTGTAGTCACTTTTAGTCAAAATGTCGTAGATGAGATTTTAAAGGCTAATGTAGAATTTCAAGCAAAGTCAGGTATGAGACCAACTATAACTCGAATAGTTCATGGACATGATCCTTGTGATTGGTGTTTAAGCTTAGCTGGAACTTATGAATATCCGGATGTACCACGAGATGTTTATAAACGTCATGATAGATGTAAATGTTCAGTTAATTATGATCCTGGTGAAAATAAAAAACAAAATGTATGGACTAAAGAATGGATAACGGAAGAAGAAAGAGAACAAATTGAATTTAGAAAGACTTATGGTCTTTAAGAGAGAAGGTAGAGAAGATGATGTAAAATGACAACAAGAATTGGTGCACAATTTCCAACAATTTCAATTATTTTACCTTATACAGATTCTGCTGCTGAAGATGCTATTGAATCGTATGAAGAATCTGGTAGAGATGCATATGAGTGGCAAGTAAATATTTTAGAGCCAATGATGGCTAAAACAGAAGATGACTTGTGGACGCACATGAAATTTGGTTATGCTGTTCCTCGCCAAAATGGTAAAAACGAAGTTGTTGCGATGCGTGAGTTTGAAGGGTTAAAGAAAGGCGAAAGAATTCTTCATACCGCTCATAGAACGACAACAAGTAAAGCAGCTTTTAACAGATTAATTAAAATTATGGAAGAATCTGGTTTAGTAGAAAAGGTTGATTTTAAAAAGATACAAGCAATTGGCCAAGAACGTATTGAGTTATTTGATGGAGGAGAAATTAGTTTCAGAACTCGAAGTTCACTAGGCGGTTTAGGTGAAAGTTTTGATTTACTAGTTATCGATGAGGCTCAGGAATATACAGATGATCAGGAATCTGCTTTAAAATATACAATTGCGGCCAGTCCAAATCCACAAACTATCTACTGTGGAACGCCTCCCACTCCACACTCAAGTGGAACAGTTTTCTCAAATTTACGTGACCAAGCTTTAAGTGGACAAACTGAAGATGTTGGTTGGGCTGAGTGGTCTGTAGAAGAACAGTCAGACGTTCGAGATGTTGACTTATGGTATCAAACGAATCCATCTTTAGGATTACGAATTACTGAACGTATTATTCGATCAGAAATTGGTAGTGATGAGGTTGATTTTAACATTCAACGTTTAGGTTTGTGGTTGAAGTACAATCAAAAATCAGCAATCTCTGAAAATGAATGGGAAGAGTTGAAAGTTGATAAGCTACCAAAATTAGATGGTAAATTATTTGCTGGTATTAAATATGGTCATGATGGAATGAACGTTGCTTTAAGTATTGCAGTTAAAACAAAAGATAAAAAGATATTTGTTGAATCCATTGATTGTCGTTCAATTCGAGCGGGGAATGAATGGATTTTAAAATTTCTAAAGGAAGCAGACATTCAAGAAGTTGTAATCGATGGTGCAAATGGTCAAGCAATCCTGGCTGAAGAAATGAAAGAAATGAGATTAGCAAAACCTATACTTCCAACGGTAAAAGAAATTATAGTAGCGAACTCAAAATTTGAACAAGAATTATTTCAACAAACTATTCAGCACAAGGATCAACCATCATTAACCATGATCGTTACGAATTCAGACAAACGTAATATTGGTTCGAGTGGTGGTTTTGGTTATCGATCACAAATTGAAGAGCATGATGTTGCTTTAATGGATTCGGTAATATTAGCTCATTGGGCATGTTCAAACGCTAAGCCTGCTAAAACACAAAGAATTAGTTATTAGGAGTAACCATCATGAATATACAAGAGATCACAAAGCGATTAAATTTTATAGAACAAATAAAATTCGATTATGAAGCAGCGCATGCTGAGGAACAACAATTATATAGTGATGTAATGGAATATATAGCTAATGGTGGAGAAAACGGACAAAAATTAATTAAAGAAGCTCTAAAAGCTAAAGAAATAGAATTTCCAAGGTATACAGCATAACTGAGGTGAAGAATGAAAGTAAATGTATTAGGTACAGAATATGAAATTATTACAGATGTTCAAGAAGAAGACGACGTAAGACTTGAACGAATGGGAGCAGATGGCTACTGTGACTTTACAACTAAGAAAATAGTAATCGGTGATATGTCTCCAGATGATTATACATTTGAAGATATGAAAATATACGAAAAGAAAGTTATTCGTCATGAATTAGTACATGCATTTTTACATGAATCAGGCCTAGATACTAGCTCTGGATGGGCAAGAGATGAAACAATAGTTGACTGGATAGCTTTGCAGTCTTCCAAGATGGGTAAG